GGGTTATTCCGAATGTTCCGACTTCTCTGCCTCCGTCCGGTTCTGCTGGTGGCGATTTGACCGGAAGCTACCCGAATCCGACTATCGGGAACGCAAAAGTTACTCTGGCAAAACTCGCGTCGGACGTTACCGCCAAACTGGTTACACCGCAAACCACGCCCACATGGGGAACATCGGACACGGCCGAAAAGGTGCAGGCGAACCTGGTCCTGCTGGCAAACGCTCTGAAAACCGCCGGTGTTCTGAAATAGCCATGCTTCTATCTCTGAGGCGAATCTATTTCGCGCCTACTTATACCATCGGGCGGTTAAGCATCCCGTCGGCATCCTTCGAGTGCGACACGCTGGAAGATACCGACAGGGATGCCAACGCCAATGGCATATTCGACGGTCAGGAAGTCAAGATATACGGCAAGACGGCTATTCCTTACGGTCGCTATCGGATCGCTATGACACAGTCGCCCAAGTTCTCGCCTCGCTACGGAGACCGCAATGTCCCCCTGCTGCTGGATGTGCCTCACTTTTCAGGAATACTTATCCATTCGGGGAACACGCCGGCCGACACGGAGGGCTGTATCTTGGTCGGAGAAAACAAGGTAAAAGGACAGGTCATCAATTCCCGGGCTACCCTGTTCCGCCTGCTCGACATTCTCGACGAGGCCGACTCCCGAGGCGAAGATATATACATAACGGTTCTGAAATGAAAATCATCTACAACTCCCTGATCCCGTTTCCCGGATATCAGGCCATGATGCTGTTCGGGGTCATATTCGCGCGCAAAAAGTTCAAGCCCCTGAGCGCCGTTACCGTCAATCACGAATCGATCCATGCGGCCCAAGCCAAAGACTGTCATGGATATTTCCTGTATTACTGCCGGTATATCTGGCAATGGATATGCCACGGCTACAAGGGAAATCCTTTCGAAATAGAGGCCAAAACCCATGAACGGGATTTGAACTACCTCTACAACCGAAAGCCCGAGGCGTGGCGCGATATGATGTAGACATTTGCAGCGGTTCTTTGACATATTGGAATTACCAAAATTACAGATTATTTGTAATTCTTGAAAATAACTACGATATTTGGACTGTCAAATGATCGTATGTATGGGTATTGATTTCGAGGATGAAGCATTAAGGGCATTATGCGAGCTGGGAATTGCTGTGAACCGAAAATACACAAAATACAGAGACAACAAACTTTTCATGGATAAACTTTCCACGCAACTGTCTCGTATCCGAGACGCAAGTTCCTTTGATGAATTGGCTCGTATTGCACTATGAAAGACTTCGGCACGAATTTTCCGGATACACTTCATTTAGGATCGGGAATATGTTCGTGGAGCGCGTAATATGCAAGGAAAACAAAGAAGGTATCAAGTTGATTTTATTAACACTCGATGACACGCACTATGGAAACAAAAAATGAAAATACGTTTGTGGTCTTTCGTTCGGTACATCCGGGTGAATCATTAGGGGATTGGCTTGATGACGCTGGTATTAAGCATAAAGATTTTGCTAATGCAATTAATATTCCGGAGTCCCGTCTCAGCGAACTGATAAATGGGAAGCGACCGATGACAGAGGATTTAGCAGAACGAATTGCGTCTGTGCTTGGCGGCGTCGATGCCTCTTACTGGATGCGAGCACAAGCGAATTACGAGTACAACGAACGTATGCTCGCACTGCGTAATGACGAGCAGAAAAAAACAGATGCTCAAGAAGGGACGCTTCGATCGATTTTCAACCTAAAAGAGTTATACAAACATCTTGGTATAACCGCCGTATCTTCCATACAGCGAACGCAAGAATTATTCTCCAAACTGGGCGCTACATACGAAGATATGACAAACCGAACCGCAATTGTTGGTTGCTTCAAACACAGCGACACACTTCGTATTGATGAGCAAAACATGCGCACATGGGTACTTCTTGCACAGTACGAAGCTACACAAAAACACGTTGACGGGGAGTATTCTATCAAGGGGGCTGAAACTGCAGCTATTGAGATAGCTCAAAAAGCTAACAACGGCACCCTGAAAGAAAACGAGATAATTTCCATATTATCTCAACATGGAATCGCATATGCAATAGTGCCGAGGTTACAAGGATGTCCCGTTGATGCCTATTCTGTTATGATTAATGGCCGCCCAGCAATCATTGTTACGCACCGCCATAACAACATGCAGAAACTAATATTCGACGTATTGCATGAAATAGGGCATATTACGAAACACATGACTGGACATCGCAGAGATTTTATCAAGACTGATTATTCGCAAGATAATCCTCAAGAGAAAGAGGCCAACGCTTATGCGCGAGATATGCTTATCCCACCCAAAATTTGGAGTGAAATCATAAAGGTATCGATTCAGACAGCACGAGAAGGCATTATTTGCAGGCAAATTGGTTTGCGTGCAATGACCTTCGGGATCGACCCCTGTATTGCCGTTGCCCGCTATAAGCACGACAGTAAGGAGTACAGAGGAAGGGCATACGCACCGACAAAGATTATTTAAGGCGACTTCTAAACACCGCCAGCGGTAATTCCAATATTCGGAGTTACCGCCTTTTTTATGCCCGGGCGGATAGGTTCGGGCATTTTTATTTTACTGAAACATGAAAAACGTTGTTATAGCTTTAGCCCTTATTGCAGCCGCATTTCTGCTGGGGCGACGGAGTGTGAAGCCGGAGATCGTCAAGATCCACCGGACGGACACGGTGGTCGTGCGCGACACGGTCCGGGAAACTGTCCTCGTTCCCAAAGTCCGCTACCTGACCCGTGTCGATACGGTACTTTTGCCTGTCCCGGGCGATACGGTGGAAGTCCCGGTACTGGTCCCGATTTCCCGAAATGTGTATGAAGGGGAAGATTACCGGGCCGTCGTGTCCGGTTTCCGCGCGTCGCTCGATACGCTCGACATTTTCCGCAAAACGCAGACGGTAACGAACACGGTCGTCCAGCGGGTCGAGGTTCCCGGCAAACCCAAGCGCTGGGGAATCGGCGTGAGCGCCGGATATGCCCTCACGCCGCAAGGCGTGAAACCTTATATAGGAGCCGGAATAAGTTACTCTTTTATCACATTCTGATATGCCGAAAATATTCGTTAAACCGCTGACCGTAAATCGAGCATGGCAGGGTAAGAGATTCCGCACCTCCATGTATGATGCCTATACGACGGAGTGCCTATTGAAGCTGCCCGACATAGTGCTGCCCGAACCTCCATACGAAGTACACTATGTATTCGGGCTATCCACTTCTTTGGCCGACTGGGACAATCCGATCAAGCCCTTTCAGGATATATTGCAGAAAAGATACGGATTCAACGACAAGGACATTTTCAGGGCCGTTGTCGAAAAAGTCAAGACACACAAAGGGGAGGAATTTGTTTATTTCGACATTAAGAACCTCACCGTACCATGAAATTATATAGATGAGCTTCCTTTCATGTCACCCAACAGTGAGTTCAGGTGCATCACCCAAAATCTCAACTGGCCCGGAAATAGGGAGCCTCCTGCCCGTGTTGTATAATATCCAATTTCTACATCAAATCATAACTTTTCACTATCAAATCATTTTTTCCCCATTCTTAAAAATCAGCCGTCCGGTTCCCACCCAGATCGTCTGATTATCCTCGGTCTGTATCTTCAGTCCATAATCATTGCCGTTTTTCCTTACCTTCAAGGATGTCAGAAAGAATTTGATACTCATTCCGTTTCCTCCATCCCTCCGGGCGAATTCCCGAATACACCGGTCAGGGACCAAGTCTGTCCGTAACTCGCATAGAATTGTTATTTTATCCTCGTTATCCATGATCTCATCGTTTCCAAATCAAATCACAAAACTACTTAAAAGATAGTTCATCGTCTTTTATCTGCCCTATGTATTTCCCGTTCTTGTCATAGAGTTTGATAACCCCCTTTTGCTTCTTCCCTCTCATTTTCAGCCGTCCCTGCTCGTCGTACACACGGATATTGTCCCGTTCCATTTCCACCCGTCCGACATTTCTACCGTCCTTATAAATGGTCTGTTTTTGTGTGGTCGGCGGCGCTGCCAGCCACATCAATGCAATCATTAGAATCGTTTTCATGTCTCTGCGTTTTAATTTAATGATTACCTTCCTTATAAAAGTGTGCCACAATTCTTTCGCATTGCTAAATATACGGAATTATTCCGGTATCGTCATCGTCCCAATGCTTTGTATTATTTCACCAGTTGAAACTCGATGCGCCAAACAAAAGGATTACGATCCCATGTACCTCTCCCGGAAACCTTGTCGATCAGCGAGGCAAAAGCTTCGCGGGGTGAGTCGAACATGTAATATCGTAAATGTTCATCTGCATATCCCCATTGTATACGGCCATCATCAGCCGATACTAAGAATGTTATCCCTTCCTTAAAGTAATCGTCCGAAATATCCTGCAACCGCTCAATCCGAAGGTCTCTAATCTGTATTTGGTGGGGCATCAGATCAGCCTTAACAAACATTTTGTTATCCCAACCTTTTGACGCAAGTGCGGTGGTCTGATAATCGTGCTCAATCACTCCATTGTTGGGGTGCAAGAAGCTATCATATCTTTGAGCCACGGCTACGATCTCTCCAACATTGTATCTTGGTTCAATTACCTCCCAACCTTCATTCTCGGTATAGCCATACAGACATTCTTCAAACTCAAGACATGGCTGCCACCACCGTAGTTCTTCGTACTTACCCTGCGGATCAACAATCCGCCTTGTCACCGTCTTTCGACCACTGATAACCGCCTGCGTCAGGCCGTAACGGTCGTTAAACATCATCTTTTTCATATTTCGTCTATTTTTATCAGGTCCGCATTATCGTGGATGTTGCCGATTATTTCGCAACATTGCGATAACCATGATGCGTTTTGCATTTCAGCAATAGAGGAATACGGATATAGTGGTGCTCTATGGTCATAGCCGAATGCCACAGGATTATCCTCAAAAGCGAGTCCGCCGGGAACTCGGAAGATGGATCGCACAATTCCTCTATCATCTTCTTTGAATATATCCCCTTCCCAAAAGCTCTTGCCATTCTTGTCTTTCAAACCCGTGTACTGGCCGACGGTGGCTGGATCGACTTCTACCGCAGCGACGGAGATGCGGCCGTTATCGTTCGTTGCTTGGTAAATGAAGGTCCGACCTTGATTTTCGAGTAGGTATCCGCTCTCCCATTTCCCATTGTCGAGGTTCTTGCCTCTGAAAAGTATCTCTCGCATGATTTACAATTTTTGTTAGTTATCGGTTTTAGATTTCTGAATCCCCTTGAGTATCTCTTGCGCCGGGATAACACAATAGGCCAACAAAGACCATAATTGCAAGTAGTGTTTTCATACATATACTATTTTTCTTCGCCTTCCGACTGTTTATTTTTACACGTCTCGTTGTCTTGATAAAACCTTCGACACTCATCCAAAAACTCCACAAAGTCTTGAGGGGATAACCACACTTTATTTAAGCCTGTGGCTAATATGTAACATTCTTCTTTATAACTGTAACTTACGATTGCAGTGTTATCGTAACTGTCATTAAATTTAAATGCTATCTCCTTTTTCATATTCTTGAGTTTTTAATAGTTCTATGGGCCGCCAGTGGGTGACATCTATCGGTAAATCCATCGCTGGATCAAACCATGCCCCCTGTGGATAATATTTATTTTTGCAATATGATGCACAGTGGTAGCAACCATCAAACACAAGAACCGGATCGCTAATCCCATCTTTACCAACTACCGGCAATTCATCCTCTACGCTGATCCATTTTTGGGTTTCGCCCACTTTGGCTATCGCAGAGGCATAGCCGGCAAGGAAATTTTCAGCAGAATATCCTATCCTACTTCTGTAAGTACGGCCATTTTTCCAAATCTTCTTTGCGTACTTTCGGGCAGCTTCTTCTGGTGTTTTCATTTTATCCTACGTTTTAACCGTTTAATAAAATTCCTTATATTCAGCGCCTGTTCGTAGTAGCAATCCTTCTCCACCACTATTCTCTCCTTGTAGAGAGGCAATCCGTCAAAGCCCATCGCACACTCCCGAATCACGTCGGCCGGCTTGATCTCGCCTGTTTTGTAGTTGAAAGAGAACAGAGTGTGCCCCGGGACCTTCTTCATGCTTCCGATCAGCTTCAACTCTTGCTGCTTTTTGATTTGGGCCTCGATGCGGGATTGTTCTCTTTTATCCCAAACTATGTCTGCATCAGGGATCATTTTCATAGCTCATTCTTTAAAGTGTTTAATGTTTTTTAAAGGTTCAGTTGTCAATTATTATTTGACAACTGGAGGATGAAGCGGTCATTTATCCCGCACGCAACGCACGCTGAAGCCGTAGGCGCGACTGTAGTTGTCCAGCGGGTTGACGAAGCCCGAGTTGAAGTAGAGGTAGCCCGCGTGGCTGTAGCCTCCGTAGTACGGCGACGAGGACCAATAGTAGCCGCCGGTACTCGTACCGATCATCTTTGTGGGATAGCTGAGGCCCTTAGAACTGCTGAGGCCCGCAATAGGGAGGAATAGCGAGCCCTTGTGGTCCGAGTCGTGATTACCTCCGAACCAACGGCCCTTGCGCTCGTCGTCCCAAGTCGAGCCGAGATCGCATAATGCCTTCCATTCCTCCCGGGTCGGCAAGCGCTTCCCGACGGACTTCGCGGCATCCATCGCCTCCTGCCATGTGTAGTAATGATAGCCGTCCTTCTCGTAACCGCCTATGACCAAATTCTCTGTGTCCCACAGAAGGCCGCATAGCTCTATGGAGTCAGATGGGGCGTCTCCTCGGACGACATCCTGCTGCAATTTCGACTCCTCTTTGGCTATATCGATTGCCCTGCGAGCCACCAACTCATCGACCATGCGATGTCCGTTAACGACCATGATGTTCCAATCAAGGTACATATTAGCTATTTTTCCCATATCTATTTAAATTTCAACATTCTGTAACTCGATTCTACCGTGCATTCGCTGACTATGTTCGGATATTTCAATCTCAGCATTTCCGTATCCAGCTTTTTGCGGCAATAGGATTTAAAGGTGGCGATAGTGGTTCCCTCGTACTCCATGCTGTCCTGCTCTCCGAATCTTAGGATCATCTCGCCCTCTATCTCCTTTTTCTCTCGCTCCAGTACCTTGATCGCCTTATTCAGTTTCCCCAGACGCTCGTACCTCGAAAACATATCTTTCCCTACCCTTACGATACCCTCTTTGCTCTCCGGGTATGTTTCCCGAATGTCCTGTGCAGTGGTAGGTTCCGGTTGTTCGCCCCCGATTATGTGCTTATGAAACCAGTCGGTCGCCTTGCGCATATTCGTGAGCGTCCAATCTTTATCGAAAGTATAATGTCCGTATTTAAGCTCTTTGCGGCCGTCGCAAATGACCAGAAAGGCGTTTTTTCGGCCCATCACGGCCATTTGAAACTGGACCTGCGCATACCACTCTTTCGGAATGCTATCTGCGTCCATATCGTCTATTATTCGCTTCGTGTCTTTTATCTCCACCACCGGACGGTCCTCCCATTCCTGTTTGAATGCCTCCCGATCCGGCGAGCATTCCACGAAATCCGGGAACTCGTCATTGGTATACACATCGTACGATGCCGAGCGTTTTATAATCTCGCAACCCGTCTCGCTCTCGAACCATTTGGCAATCGCATCCTCCATGAATATCCCCCGGTGCATATTCGCGTTCATCTCATCGCTTCCCTGCGTCTTGCGCTCCCAATACTGTAAGGGCGTCACGTATTCGCTCAAGCCGAGTATTATCCCGAAATCTGAGCTTCCGAGAACCGGCCGGCTCTCCCTGCGCTCCAGCCATTCCGCTCTGGTTTTAAATGTCTCTTTCCGTATCATCGATTATCAATTTTATGTATTTCATTAGTTTTTCCTCTGAAAAGCCGAGCCCGTCGGTAAATGTGTCTTGCGTGGGTATATATTTGGCCCGGACTTTCCAGCTATTTATGCACACTCCCCGCAAATGCCTGTCCCACGAAGGGGACACGCTTAATTCGACGTCGATATACATATCCTCTACTTCCTCGTCGTATTCTATTGTATATGTCCCCTCTCGCCCGTTTCGCAACTCTATTTTTTCCGCGAGCATATTCGCTATCTTGCACATATCCAAATCGTCGAACCGGAACAGCTCATAACACGCCATACGCGTCCGTCCTCGCTTCATCATGCGCGACACGACCGCGTGCCCGTCATGTCTAAGACGCTGTACCACAGCACTCAGACGATGTACTCCGAACATTTCGGCCGCCGAAAATATCGTAACCGTTTCTCCGCGCTGCAATTCCTGCAAAATCATTTCTTTCTGTGTCATGTTACATTCCTTTGCATTCGACAAATTCCCCGTTCTTGAGCCTGTAAAAAGTGTTTGCTTTAATACGGTCGCCGTCTACCTGCACACTTTCCACATCTATTAATTCTCTGAACCGGTATTCAGCCAGTACAAGCCAGCATCCCGGTTTTCCCTTAGCCATTGATCTGACACCTACAGATATGGCGATAGAATGATCCCCTGATACTATCGCCGCGGACTCTTCCCCCATGCTCACCGCGATAGAATATTCACCTTTGTTTTCTGCCATAGACTTGTCGCGGATAGTAATTGCCGCTGATTCGGCCCCTTTATTTTTGGCTGACGTATTTTCTCCAGTACTTATCGCAGCAGAATTATGAGCTATGTTTATTGAGTCGGAACGATCGCTGGTGGTCGCGGCGATTGAATATAGACCGGAATTTATAGCCAACGATCCCAATCCCGTATTAACTGCGACAGAGCTATGTCCAGTATTTACCGCCTTGGAACTTAACGAAGTAACTGCCGACACAGAATAATTACCCCTGTTGATTGCTGCCGATAAACGTTCCGTGCAAACGGATAATGATTCTTCGCCGCTATTTTTTGCCACAGAACAAAGACCCATACATGCTACCAGTGATTTATCGCCGCTACTTTTTGCCACAGACCTTTCCCCAGTATTCACGGATGCAGAATATTTGCCGCTGCTATCTGTTACCGAATAATTGCCGGCATTTACTGCGGCTGATTTGTCATTTGTTGCGGTAGCGGCCGATTTGTCCCCGGTGCTGACTGCTACCGAGGATTGACCCGAGGTCATGGCCTCGATGCTTTTTTTTGTATTTGAGGCGATCGACCTGTTTTTATCGCCCCCAGCCCTATTGCATGTGATCCCTTTCCGAATGAATTTTTCCGAGGCATCGGCAATCCCTTCCACGTCTACGTCCTCAATAACATGTAACTCCGATGTTATTACATGGTGTCCCTGTCTGTGTATATTATTGCTCCGGCTTTCAACTCGGGAATATCCGCTATTACACGGTGGATAGTATCTTAAAACATCCAGCGGATTATCGAAAAATGATAATTTGCCGCCAATTACGGGGCGTCGTGTGTAAACACGCCCAACTTCTAACCGTAATTTATTGTCTTTGTAATTTTCAAAACCTATATACCCTTCCATGTCTCAGATCAATAATAATGTTACAATAGCACCGAATACGCATCCATACAGAAAAGACAAAACCCACGTTCTAACTACTTTAGAGGCTGCCGATTTTTGCGATCTGCTATCCATCAACACGGCGGACCTCTCGTCGTCCCATTCGGTTAGGCAACTGGCGACAGTATCGAAAGACTCCTTTCTGAATCGGTTCCCATCCCATTGCCCTGTATTCTCGTTTTTGATGGGTCGGGACATGAAGGAATACACATCCCCGTTTTTATCTTTTGAAAAATATATTTTCATGGCTTCACAGTATTTCGTAGATTCTGATTCGGTCGTTTTGAAAGTTGTAAAATCGAGATTCGGATAAGATCGTATCCTTTTTCTCCGATTCAGTGAGAATATTATGGCGCCTAAGCTGGTAATATGCCGAGTTGATCCTGAAAGGGGCTTCCGGCCTCGGACGGTCGTAATATTCCAGTATTTTTATCGGCCTGTTGCGGCATACTTGGTATATTCGGACATGGAAACAGGTGTTTTCTTCCGAATTAGTCGGCCGACATGTAAATACAAAGGTTCTCATAGCTCATTCAGGTTTTCCAAACGTTCAAAAATCCATCCTATGACCATATCCCTATCGCTTTTACATAATCGGCGGTCTTCCTCCACTTCTTTCACTAAGTCCCGCGAAACATCGAACATGTTCCGGTTTACATCGGTATCGAGGTTATCGATACACTGTTCGTAATAGTCCAGAATACTCTCGTTCTTAAAGGTCCGCGAAGAAGTGGAGCAACTGGAAACGAGCAGGCATATAATGGCCGTTAAAAGAGAATTTTTCATAGTTAATCGACATTATTTAAGATCGATATTCCACGCATCATGCATGGCAGATACATCTCAATCTTTTTAATACTTTTGCCTTAATAATCAGTCTGTGAGATGCTTGGAAATAGGCGCGGGCCTGCACATCCATCCAAGTCTCGAACGAATTAGGGGCCTTGCGTCCGAAATCCTTTTTTTTAAGTTCCGAAGGAGTGCACAAGGCCTCAGCTATATCTCCATCGTAAATAAGAGCGCACCCGCCATAACAATAGCTTCCCCAATTCTCGGCCCCATTTAGTAATGTTTCCTCGCAAAGTTCCGGAACCTGTTCGCCGTTGTTTTCGCAGTACTTGCAAATTTCCTCGTAAGATTCAAGAAGATCGAGCGCGAAACCATTGACTCCCCGATCCCAGCAAGATCGAGCGCGAAAAGAATTAAGACGTGTACGAATTTGATTTACTTCGTCCCTCCAAGAGCTGGAGAGCTTCGCAGCAGAAGCCGCAATGTTTTCTGTTTGTGACATGGTAGTAAGTTTTTTTACCTCTCCTACCCTATCCTACTATTATAAATAACGATAATTATGATTCAGTCGAACTTGAATTAGCATTATGCTAAATAGTAGGATATGGTAAGATTATCAGGTATTTTAATTAATTATAATAATAAGGCGTGGTATCGAGCTGCTCGGCATCAATTAGGTAGCCGTCGTCCTCGGTTGTCATTTTTATCAATTCTACACAATAGACATCCTGCCAACCAGCATCGTTATCCGACCATTCCGAAACATCGGCAAGCGCATTTGCGGACAACGATTCCTTTTTTGTTGAAAAAAAAATCGCGTGCCTCAACTTCGTTTTCACTTGAAAAGACGGAAACCGAATCGGTGTAGCCGGCTTCATTAACAGTAAACAGCGTTTTCATAGTAGTAAGGTTTTTAATTAGGGGACTGTTCCCATTTGCTTTATACAAAAATACAACACAATCACATGTTTTCCAAATGTTTAATGCAAAAAATGCACCCAAATGCAATAGAAATTTGTTATAACGAAGCGAACAGATATAACGCTTTGTTATAACAGAAAGTGGCTTTACAAATGTAACCGAATTCGACACATTTACGCCTGAAAATCACATATATACAGAAATGACCTGAAGCCAGAACACTATTGAAAATCGGAGAGTATATCGGAACTGGAATCGACCACAGATATTTTTTTATTAATACAGAAAAAAGCTGAAACGTTGGAAGCATAAGAAAGTTTTTGCATAGACATCAGCCCATGGCAGAGTGTGCACATATAAGCTGCTGCCGGTTCTCTATGTTGTCGAGTGCTGATTGGCCGAGAATCGTAGTAATGTATACAGTATATATTATTACTGATCTGGGTGCGTGCGTGTGCGTATGTGCGCCCGCGTATATATATTCCTTGCAATACGCGCGTGTGTGCGCGCAGGAAAGCTTTTGGCTTTGCTTGTATATCAAGATACAGCGCGCATGCGTGTACGTGCGTCGTGCGCGTGTATGCGTGTGCGCATGTGAATAGCATTTGTATTTATATTTGCAATAGCAAAAATGAATGTGTGTTGTTATCACGTTCCTGACGCCAAGAACGAGATACAGGTATAGATAGATTCGTTGGTAAACAACCGCCCCCCGGTTCCACCATTGCTAATACTAAGTATACATCCGGGGGTTTGTAAATCCGGGGGGGGTTGTTATTTTTAGCGATGAGTTATTTTAATCGCATATATGTTTGTTTATTAGCGACTTTTTGCTATCTTTGTGGTTGATAAATCGTACATACTCACTCGTATACCCCAATTTATCAACTCAATTCAAGGCAGGTTTTCCCGTAGTAAGGTTTTTTCCTGCCGTATCCTCGAACTCGGAATATGTCCCCGGATTCGAGGATTTTTTGTTGTATAATTTATTAAAATTATATTTGTGATATTCTCATAAAAAAAACCTATATTCATGGGGAGTTTGATGGATAAGTTGGTAGAGTTGCGGAGTGTGAAGGATGAGGTTACGGTATGCGAGGCGGAGGTTAGCGCAAGCAGTGGGAATATGCGATTCGATGCGGCTAAAGAGGCATTGGATAGCATGGGCATACTTCGGGATTTGGAGGCGATACGTCGGCAGTTGACCGATCCATCGACGCAGATGGGAGATTTGGCGAAGCTGAAGTCGAAACTTGATGCCTACATGAAGTTCGTTAACATTTACAAGAGTGCGGGTAGCATTGTGAACAGCAAAGGTATAAGTTTGGGGGATAGCGACAGTGACGACAGTTTTCAGGAAGTCAGCATATCTCTGAAGCGATGAATATCAATTTAGACATACCGCTTAATCCGAAACAAGTGGAAATGTACAATCGTCTGAACGACGATAAGTACAACGAATGCCTGTTTTATGGGTCGAGCCGGTCGGGCAAAACATTTCTGATATTATTCTGGATGATAGCCCAATCTGTTATTCGTAAAGCCAACTGCCTTATTTTAAGAAATGTGCTTACTTCATTGCAGACGGGTATGATCCGTCAGACATTGCCTGCCGTTCTGAAATCTATCGCTTCTCACAACGGGCTGAATAAGGTAGAGGATTTGGTTGCGCCGAATGGTAAGCGTTTTTGCGTGTACGACAAGAAGGAGAATATACTGCGTTTTTTCAACGGGGCATATATTCAGTTCGGGGCTATACGGGGATCGTCGGACGTATCGAGCACATACGACAAGATACTATCCACTGAATGGGGCCATATCTTCGTAGACGAATGTTCTGAAGTAGACGAGTTGGCTATCGACACCTTGCGGACGCGACTGGCGCAAAAGCTCGACGTGACCAATAAGATGATCTATGCGCTGAACCCGACAACCAAGTCGCACTGGACATACGTCCGCTTCTTTAAAAGGGAAAATAGGGAGGGTCTGAAGCTCGAACCGGCCGTGACGGATCGATTCTTGGTCGTTCATTTTTCGGTGCTGGACAATCGAGAATATCTTTCGGCGGATTATGTAAATACCCTGTCCCAGCTTTCGGCCTTGCAGCGCAAGCGTTTCCTCTCGGGAGAATACAGCGACGAGAGCGAGGGAGAAATATTCGATCACATACCTTGGGGGCCTGTCCCGAGCCAACTTTTCGACTGCCTGATATATACCGACCCGTCGGCAAAAGATAACGAGTCGTGCGACTACAAGGCATCCGTGTTGCTGGCGTCGGCCGCCGATAAGATATACTTGCTGGGCGTCAAGGCCGTAAAAGGGACTTCGCTGCAAATGATGTACAATATCTTCGAGCTGTTCAAGATGTCTCCCGTTCCGCCGCGCATCGTCATGGAGAAAAAGCAAGTGCCTCTCGACTTCGACACGACTTTCGCCCGATTCCAAAGCGAGACCGGATGGAACTGTCCGCTGACGTGGGATACTCGCAATAACGGGAATAAGTTTATGAATATCGAGTCCACGCTCGAACCCCTCTTTCGCAACGGCCGCTTCATTGTCAACGAAGAACTGAAAGGTTCGCCCGAGGGGGAGCTGCTCGTCGAACAGTTCATATTCTTTTCCCGCAAATACAACAAAAACCGAAATGACGATATTCCCGACGCTACCGCAAAGGGCGCGTCTCTTTTAAACCGTGAAATGACATCGATGAAATTCACGCAATGGCCCATGTTCTACCGAAGGGGAACCCGAGTAACTTTTTGACGCTATGATACTTTCTCCCATGTATTTTGAAAAAGACCAGCTAAAGCAATGGCTTAGCGCCCAACAGATAGCGCAGTTCGAGGGCATGTACTCCGACATCGTACAGACAGCGTATGAGAATGCTTTGGGACTTCTCTATTCCGAGGTAGGTCACATACTCGATCTGGATACCATGCTTTCCGAGACGAACCCCGACAAGAAGGACCCTACGCTGAAATGGGTGCTGCTCGTGATGACCGCCTTCAACATCGCATCCCCCTCGCTCAATGTCTCCGAGCCTCTGCGATACAACTACGAAAAAGTGCTCGCAAAGGTGAACGAGCTCAAAAGCGGCATGAGTTCGATATACGAGGCTCCGACCAAGAGCGAGCCGAACGCACTCCCGCAAATGGTTTCCGTTCGAAACAAGTACATCGGATAAATCCAACTCGTCGATAATTCTTACAACTTCCCTCCCTCATGGCTAAAAAATTCCATCCGTCCTCGCCGAAGCGGTTCCACCAACCGAAGGTGAACCCGTTCTCCGTGCCTAAGAAAGTGGGAGTCCCCAACCTGGTCTCCAGATACCTTTTCAACGACTACTACGTCGAATATACCCCGCAATGGTGGCGCGAGGCTATCGACCGGGCCATCAACTATTCCGATCTGACCTACGTCGATTCGATGTACTCCTTTACGATCCAGTCGTCCCCCTTCCTGTGCTCGCAGATCAACAAAAGGCTCGTCCCCATCAAGAAGATGAGAATCGTTCTCGAAGTAGACGGCAAGGAAGATATTCGGCTTACCGAACTGATCGTTCGCACGAAGTGGTTCGATCAGTTCAAGCGGGCATGTAGCCTGAGCAAGTTTTACGGAGTAGTCGTGTTCGGCATAGACCCCAAAACCGACTCGTGGCAGTATTATCCCATGCGAAACGTCGATCTGGAGAACAGGGCCCTCCGGTTCGGAACCTACGAGTATATGAATGTCGTCAATGTGGACGAATACGACAACATATTCTTCTTCAGACCCGAGACGGACCAAGATTTCGGCATGGGACTTCTTCAGCCCATTTCCCGAGCCATGATAGGAATCGTGGAGGCATACAATAACTGGAGCATCCTCGGCAAGCGGTTCTCCTACCCTACTATGGTTATCGGATTCGACAACAACAACACGATTGCCCAGCAGTTCGCGGCCGAGCTCGCCCGCAAGGTCGATATTATGGAGACGCCGATCATCCCGTTCTTTTATGACTCGGCGACAGGCGGTAAAAGCAAGTACATGGTCGAGGTGAATCCCGTGCAGACGCAGTCCTACCCCGATGCGTTCCGCGTATTCAAAGAGTACATATCCGAATACCGGTCCGAAATCATGCAGCTCGTCACGGGCGGCACGTTGCTCGGAGCCACCGAAAAGAATACGAACTCCGAACAACTGGCGTCCATTCACATGGAATTGTATCAAGACATTATCGCCGACGACAAAAAATCGGTCCTTTCGGTGCTCAACGAGGGCGGCGCACTCAAGAAAATAGCCCGCTTGTACGGCGAACCGGCTCTCGAAAGGGCCCGAGCGGTCGAGGTGCCGGACCTGAGCATCACTATCGACAAGGCCGAAATCATTATGAACGGCGCGGCCAAGATGGGAATACAGCTATCCGCCAATTTCTTTAAGAAAATCGGCCTCGAAGAGTCCGACATCAACACGAAAGTCCGTAATAACTCGTGGAACGAGGTCCTTTCTGCCAAAATCGGCTCCATTTTCGGGCGAAGCGGCAACAAAAAGACGACTCCGGACCCCAAAATCCACCCCATCGACCCGAAACAAGCCAAAAATAAACTGTTATGACCGAAAAACACCTTTGGATACTCGTCGTATCGATGCTCGTATCCGCATTTTTCGCCTCGACCCTATCGCTGGGATGGATTTCAGCTATCATTACGCTCGTAATCGCCGTGTGCTACGCCTTTTTCGAGAAAAACCGAAAGCCCGAGACCTCGGCGAAGGATATGTCGCTCTATGTCTACATTGCGCTGGCCGGAACAATGGCCATGAATGTCCTCGTAAACTGATCGCATCGTATGGCTGACATCGGCGATATGATCCGAATGCTCGAAAGGGTAAAAAAGGCGCGCAATAGCTCCGTGCCGCCCAAGATAGCTACTCTGATGCTCCAAGAGACGCGCGAGAACTTCAGAAAAGAAGGGTATACGCAGGACGGAGGCATCAAAAAATGGCCCCAAAGAAGCCACGAATACATGCTCAACTATCCTATACTGGACTATACGGGCCGCCTCAAAAGAAGCCTTACACGCGATTTCTCGCCCCAATTCGCCCGAATCGGAGCAAACGCCTACTACGCGCAGGTACAGCAAGAGGGAGGACGCGCGCATAACGGATTCTGGAGCCGCCGCCCGCCCTACTCTACCGAGCCATTCTCCAGCCGCATCGGCAAAATCATTCCCCGCCCCTTCTTGGGCGTCGGTAAAAAAACTTACGCGGGTGTGCGTAAGATATTTACCGAAGAAGTCAGAAAAGCTATCTACGGATAGCATTTCCTTATAATAAAATTTGTTATCATAAAAAAAACATATAATTTAGTGTCGAAAACCGTGCATCTCGATGATTGGAACGCTTACCGACACATTCGTAGCCGCTCTTAGAGAGGCTCCCGTCGTGACGGAGAACGGTGTAAACGTTTCCGTGATGAACGACGAGGGACAGGGACTGGTCAATACGCCCCTTCCGGCCGTCGTGGTGCATGTGCGAAACAGCAACAAGCCTACGGTATTTATTCGTGGGGGCATTTGCGATTGGTTCGACGTCTCGCTGAACGTACTTGTCGATTTCGATAACTACTCCGTGACGCCGGACGGCGGAATCCAGACCAAAATGCGTAACATGGCCTACGAGATCCGCCGATACATCGAAAAGGTGAAAAGAGGCCCCCTATTCAGTACGCTGATTGACGAATACGACTTTTTCCCCCTCTATCGGGGTATCGAAACCTATCAAACGGCCGCTTTCGTAGGTACTGTCGGAAAGGACATCGATGTGTTTCGCATTCTGTACCAATGCACGGCGCTCGACAAACAGAGCTTGGAGGACGAATACGTGATGTTCGATTCCAAGCAGATAAATTTGGTTCGAACATGATTAGGCAAATCCTGTCCGACGAGACGATGAACCGAAAAGGGTACATTACCCTGAACGACGGCGTGAATTGGGACGAGTATCGCAAGAATCCCGTCCTGATGCTGGAGCACGAGGACGACAAGCAGCCCATCGGCCGCATAGACAATATCCGGTTCGAGGATAATGCTTGGTACGGAGACCTCGTATTCGCCGACACGGAAGAAGGCCGGGAGAAGGAAAAACTCTACAACGAGGGATTCTACAATGCCGTATCCATCAGCGGTCTGGCCACCAAAGTCAAGCGCGAGGGCGTAGTGTACGCCGTGCAGTTCGACGTGTGGGAAGTGTCTCTGGTAGCTGTCCCGGCCAATCCGAACGCTATCGCACAGAGGACGTCCGACAAATCGACGCTCTCCGTATCGTTCAACGATGTGGACGACAAACTGATCGAGCCCGATTCTTTGTCGGCCTATCAAATTTCTACCATTAACAAATTCAAAGAAAACATGGAAGCAAACAACAAACCCGAAACGGAAGTCAAGGAGGAAGCCCTGAAGGCTCCCGAATCCGTAGAGGCCGCCCCGGAGGAACCGAGTGCGGAGCATAAGGGCTTTATGTCCCGCGTCCTCTCGTCCCTTTCGGCCATTACGTCAATGCTCAACGATCGCAAGGAAGAAGCGCAGGCACAGCCCGAGGCCGAGTCTTTGAAAGCCCCGGAGGCTGCGGAAGCTCCCGAGACGGAGAAGACGGAAACCGAGCAGGAGGCGCAAAAGGCACCCGAAGGAAAGGAAGAACTTTCGGCACAGCCCGAGCCCAGAATCTTCAACATTCACGAAAAAACACCGAAAATCAAGATGACCGCATTCAAATCTGTCAACGACTATCTGCGGAGCGACGAAGGTCAATACAAGTTCCGTCAGATTCAGAAGCTGTCCGCCGTTCCGTCGAAGGAGCTGCGCCGTCCGGAAAACGCTACGCCGGTCGAGTTCGTCCGGGAGTATTCGGCCCTGATGGCTAATGACCCCGGATTCATGTCCTTTATGGGCAATGTAACTTTCCAGAACGCCGACGGCCCGAAGGAAGTTTTCAGCAAGACGCTGGATAAGCTCAATATCGGCGAGAACTCCATCGACTTCCTCGAAACATCGCCCGATCTGGCGAAGATTACGTGGCTGTCGCTGTTCTATCGCGTCCTGCTGCCTGAGAATAGCTGGGCCGACAGATGTATGCGCGTGTCGGGCGACAGCCATGCCGGCGTCATCTGGATCAACTCGGCGATGAATCCGAAAGTGTACGTGGGAAGCCGCGCTCCGCTGAACGCGAAAACCTCGTACTACGAGGATATTCCGGTCGCTTTGGCGGAGAAGGTATTCTCGATGGAACCCATCGGTTGGCAGCCCGCAACGACGGACGTACTGGCATACAACAACCGCGCGACCGGACAGAGCGAGGCTATGCGCGTCGTGGTGAACAAAATCCACAACTATTGGTTGCAGATGTTCGCCGAGGCCGCATCGGTAAAGGTTCCCATGTCCGGTCCCGACACCTTCGCCGTGGATGCCTCGACGTTCCCCATCAACGACGCCGCGACCGGTACGCTTCTGGAGTTCGCCCTCAAGAACATCACCCAGATGCAAAAGGGATTCATCAACCAGAACTACACGATGGACTACAACGAGGCCGTCATGGTGATGGCAGCCGCGTACTTCGAGCAGCTTCAGAACGACCCGCTCATCACCTCGATCCTGTCGAAGCAGACGGGCCGCGTAGGTCCTATGACCGTTCAGTACAGCGGCTTCGAGGCTATGCCGCGCTCCACTGTCGCCGCATACGACACCGCATCGAGCAAGGTAGTGGATGCCGAGCTCTATTGCGACGGCAAGGTGAACGCAGACGGCACGATCCCGTCCTACACGGCGCCCGTGCTGGCCGCTACGGCCTACGACATCGCTCTGGGCTTCATCCCCGGCGAGACCATCATTGCGCAGGGCAACACGAACGTACACATGGTACAGAACCCCAACGACTATTCTTGGGTTATGTCTATGGATATTCGTTCGGGCGCCGGCGCCGCTCGTAAAGGCGGGCTCGGTATCGGCATCATCACTCCTGCCGTAAGCGCGTAATCAACAGGGGCGGCTGACGCGGACTGTTCCCTTAAAAACATCATGTCCGGGTCACATGTCATACACGACCCTCCGCACAGCCGCCCCTTCTTTTACACCCATTCGTAAATACGTTACAGCTATGGTAAACTTTTCCGACAGATATTATCAGAACCTCATTATCGCAACCGCCAAATACGGCACGCTATACTGCTGCGAAGACGGCAACGTGTATCGGAACGAGGCATCGGCCAAAGACCGGTACAAAACCGCATTGGCCCTTAGAGGCCGCTGCCGCTATTGCAAGGTAGAGAAAGGCAAGGAGCCCGTTTCCAACGAGGAATTCGAAAACATGCTCCGCGCCTACGAGGACAAGGAAGCACTGCCGCCCAAGAAGGCTGAAAAGCCGGATATGAGTCTGGAAAGCGCAGCCGAAATCCTCGAATCACGCCGTAAGAAAAAGGCGCGCGCGAATGCTCAAAAGAAAGAAGATTAGATCATTTCACACAACCGAAAATGGCACAAACTGGCATATATACCGAGCTCGTCGATACCGCCCTCGGCGGAACGGCTCAGGATAACAGCGTGTCGATGCTTTTCGCGCCGGGCGCTAAAGGCACAGCCCCCGGACCCGGCGGCGTTACTCTCGAAGTGGGTACCTCCTATATGCTCACCGGCTTGGAGGATGCCGTCAACCTCGGGATCAACGAAGAGTACGACACGACGAACAAAACGCCCCTGTACTTCAATATCAAGGAGTTCTACGACAAGGCCGACGCCGGAACGAAACTGTGGATTTACGTCTACGACAAGACGACCTACGCGCAGACGTCGAAGTTTCTGCAAGCCCCCGACTTCCTGACGGCCGTCCGCTCGACTATGGAAACGCTGGAAAACAATCGCCCGCGCATCATCATGGTCGCTCAGGCAGAAGGTCAGGACACGCCGGCCGAAGGCGGATTGTCGGAAGACACTATCGCCTGCTGCACGGA